TATTGATAATGCGCCTTCCGCCATTCAGCGTGCAAAATACTCAGCCATGCGTGAACGAAGCATCGGTATCGGTGCTCTTGGATGGCACGCCTATCTGCAAAAGAACAATCTACCGTGGGAATCATCACTGGCTGTAAGTAGAAACAAAAACATCTTTAAAACAATAAGAGAGAAACTAGATGAAGCGAACAAGAAGTTGGGATTGGAGCGAGGTGAAGCACCTGATGCGTTGGGTACTGGGAATCGGTTTAGTCATCTTATGGCTATTGCTCCCAATGCTTCTTCTTCCATTCTTATGGGCAACACTAGTCCTTCTATTGAACCTTATCGTGCCAATGCTTATCGCCAGGACACTCTATCGGGTTCTCACCTAAACAAGAATCGTTACCTCGATAAAATTATTAAGGAGAAAGCCAAAGATGAAAATGAGTATAATGAAATTTGGTCCAGTATCATTGCCAATGACGGATCCGTACAACATATGGAATCCTTGGACGAATGGACAAAAGATGTATTCAAAACAAGTATGGAAATTGACCAACGATGGCTCATCCAACATGCTGCCGACAGACAAGAATTCATTGATCAAGCGCAATCAGTCAATCTTTTCTTTAGACCTGACAGCCATATCAAATACATACACGCTGTTCACTTCCAAGCATGGAAACAAAAGCTGAAGACACTTTACTATTGCCGTAGCGATAAAATTGCTAAAGCTGATAAAGTTTCTAAGCGTATTGAACGTGAGATCATCAAAGAAATTAATCTTCATGATTTAACTGAAGGTAATGAGTGTTTGGCTTGCGAGGGATAAAATGAAAACTAAAACAAAACTAACAGACCAACGTAACTACTTCAAACCATTCAACTATCCATGGGCATATGATGCTTGGTTAAAACATGAGCAAGCGCACTGGCTTCACTCAGAAGTACCCATGGCTGAAGATGTAAAAGACTGGAAGAAGAAACTAACCAATGAAGAAAAGCAATTCCTAACCAACATCTTTCGTTTCTTCACTCAAGGTGACATTGATGTTGCTGGTGGTTACGTCAATAATTACCTACCCTATTTTCCTCAGCCTGAAATTCGTATGATGCTCATGGGGTTTGCTGCACGTGAAGCACTTCATATTGCTGCATACTCTCACCTGATTGAAACACTTGGATTACCTGAGACTACTTACAATCAGTTCCTTGAGTATCAGGAGATGAGAGACAAGCATGACTATGTTCTTGAACTTTCTAGCAAGAATGGAACTTTAGAGTCAACTGCAACCCACATCGCCGTGTTCAGTGCATTCACTGAAGGGATGCAGTTGTTCTCTTCTTTTATCATGTTGTTGAATTTCCCACGACATGGTTTGATGAAGGGAATGGGTCAGATCGTTACATGGTCAATCGTTGATGAAACCATGCATGCTGAGTCCATGATTCGTTTGTTCAAAGAGTTTATCAAAGAGAACAATGAAATCTGGAATGATGAATTAAAGGGTAAGATCTATACCATCGCTGAGAAGATGGTTGAACTTGAAGATAAGTTTATCGATCTCTGCTATCAGGGTGCTGATATGCGTGAACTATCTGCAGCTGATGTAAAACAATACATTCGTTACATTGCTGATCGCAGATTGATCTCTCTAGGTATGAAGGGTATTTTCAAAGTTAAACGCAATCTACTACCATGGGTTGAGGAAATGATCAATGCACCTGTGCATGGTAACTTTTTTGAGAATCGTGTAACAGACTACGCCAAAGGTGCACTATCAGGCACATGGGGTGACGTATGGGGGAAAGCAGCATGACAAGTAAGGTATTTGAATGCGAAACCTGCGGAGCAGAAGGTAAGATCATTATCAAAGGCACAGATCTAAAGTACGAAGATATTGTCTGCTGCCCAGTTTGTTCAGCCGATATTTATGATGAAGAGGACATTGACGAGGACGAATAAATAGTCTTCTATGTGGACTTATCAGAATAATGTAGTTAATGAATTGCCAGAAGATTGTATTGGGTTTGTTTATGAAATAACAAACCTGACCAACATGCGCAAGTATATCGGTAAGAAGTTAGCCAAGTTTTCTAAGACAAGTTACAAAACTGTCACTCTGAAAAATGGTACAAAAAAGAAAAAGAAAATCAAATCGAAGATTGACTCAGACTGGATGGAATATTATGGATCTAGTATTGAATTGAATAATGATGTTGAGGAACTCGGTAAAGAGAACTTCAAGCGAGAGATTCTTTTCTATTGCAAATCTAAAGCTGAATGTTCATACATTGAAGCAAGAGAACAATTTACTAGGAGAGTGTTAGAGTCGTTGGATTATTACAATGGTCAAATCAGTGTAAGAGTTCATGGTTCTCATATCAGAGGAAAGTTATGACATATTTACTATACTTTACTGCCATATGTTTATCGGCAGTGGCAGCTTACTATTCAATTGCTGGATTGGCATCAATCTTTGCAGCTGCAGTTATTCCTATTGTTGTAATGGGAACAGTGCTGGAGTTTGCTAAATTGGTTGTTGCATCATGGATCTATCGCAGTTGGAATCAAATCCCAATGTTAATGCGTAGCTACTTTGTTGTAGCATTAATCATTCTCATGTCTTTAACATCGATGGGAATCTTTGGTTATCTATCAAAGGCACACTTGGATCAAGCAGTACCGACAGGTGCTGTTACTTCACAGATAGCAATTTTTGACGAAAAGATTAGAACAGAAAAGGAAAACATTGATGCGTCAAGAGCCCAACTCAAACAAATGGACTCACAAGTTGACCAGACAATTGGAAGAAGCGAAGATGCGAAAGGAGTGGAGAGATCTCTACAGATTAGACGAGGACAGCAAAAGGAAAGAAGTTTACTACTTGCTGAGATTGGATCTTCTCAAACCAGAATCGCCAGACTAAATGAAGAAAGAGCACCGATTGCTGCAGAACTGAGAAAAGTTGAAGCAGAAGTTGGACCAATTAAATACATAGCAGCATTATTATACGGAGATAACCCTGACCAAAGTATTTTGGAAAAGGCTGTTCGTATTGTAATAATTATGATTGTGATAGTTTTTGATCCATTGGCTGTTTTGCTATTAATGGCAGCCAGTATACCACTAAAGAAAGAAGGAGAATTAAATGGTAACCCAACAACCGAAAAAAGTGCCAGCGAAGAAAGTTTCACCGAAATCCAAAGTTTCGAAAACACCAGCGAAGAAGTCCCCAGCGAAACCAAAAGCGCCAACAGAATCAAAGAAAGGTTCTTCAGTAAGTTCAGAAAACCAACAACCGAAAGTTTGGTCCAACGAACAACAGAAATTGGTGGAGAAAGTGGAAGTGCAACAGGTGATGTCGCAGCCAGTCCAGGAGTTACCACCAGAACAGCCGACGACACCTCCAGCGAAGCCATTGTTGCCGCACCAGTGGATAGCGAAAAAAGTCAAGAATCTGCTTGGACGATAAGCGAACCACCAACTGTACATCAAGAAATTGAGTTAGACTCTGCTGGAAGAGTACTTACTCCAGTCCATCCAGACTTCATTGTGGACTGGAGTAACAAAGAATCATCCCCAAAGGCTGTTCCAAAGTCCTCTTAGTCTTTCAATTCCCTAAATATTTTAGATAACATTTAGGGGGTTTCTATGGAACAAGCAAAACCACTCTCTCGTTCTGAGAGAGAAGCATTAATCAAAGACAAGGCTGGCTGGGTAATCACCGTATTGGCTGCATTACTGGCCATCAACACACTTATGGGTGGAAGCAACTCAAGTAAGGTGTTGAACAACACAATCGATGCCAACAACACTTGGGCATTTTACCAAGCGAAATCAATTAAGAGTACTCTTGCCGAGATGGCTTTGGATGATGCTGTTCGCGCACATGATACTAAGAAACAAGAAGCTCTTAAAAAGAAAATCGAACGATACGAATCTGATCCAGCAACTGGTGAAGGTAAAAAAGAATTGATGGCAAAAGCACGCAAACTTGAAGAAGATCGTGCCGTTGCTAAATCTCGTGGACCATGGTATACCTA